CGCTGCGCTTGCCCTGGTTCTCGTAGACGTCGATCCAGCGCTCGGCGAACGCCCGGCGCACCCGCGCCTGGTAGTCGGCGCCGAGCGGCTTGACCGCCTCGATGATCCAGTCGAGCACCTCGTCGTAGCCATAGCGCGCGTCGGAGTCGACCAGCGGCACGAACGCATCACAGACGTAGTAGTCACTGAGGCCGAGCACGCGCTTGCGCAATTGGTGATACCGGCGAAACGGCGCGACCCCGTTCTTGGCTTCGCGAATCAGGTTCTCGACCACGCTGGTCGGAATGGCGTTGCCGAACAACGCCGCGTCGAGCGTCGTCTTGTAGCCACGGGCGCGCGCCTCGAACCAGTCGCCCTGCATGACACCGTTGTAGAGCGTCGCGTAGGTGTTGATGTTGCCGACATAGGTGATATTAAAAGAGTCTCAATATACCAGTCTTTGATAAAGGACGAGAACGGTGACGCTCAGGTTCATGACCTTGCAGCAATACAATTCGCACCTTCGTGGGATGAAGGTCCTAAGTGGCCAGTAGTACAACAGGGTCCACAAATACAGTTACAAAAGACAACTACAAAACCACAAAAGCCAACTACCTTTAAAACCGCAGTTGTGCCCCCTGATATACAAATTGGTTACTTCAGAAATAGAGAAGGAAACCTAGAGGCAACACACGACGAAAAGGCTTTAGACATCTGTCTTGCCATGATAAAAGATATACAGCCCGAAATAGTCGTTCTGGTTGGGGATAACTTGGATCTCCCAGAAATGGGGAAGTACGTAACCTACCCCGCTTATGCACAAACTACACAGGCTTCTGTGGATAGGGCAACCATGTTCTGCGCTCAGTTGAGAGCAGCGGCTCCACACGCAAGGATAGTCTGGCTGGCGGGCAACCACGAAGAAAGAATGCCTAAGTACCTAGTCCAGAACGCTGGAGCTGCATATGGTCTCCGAAAAGGAAATACCCCAGAATCATGGCCAGTGCTTTCTGTCCCCTACCTCTGCAGGATGGATGAATACGGCATTGAATACAAGCCTGGATACCCAGCCGCAGACTTCTGGATTAATAAAAAACTGAGAATTATCCACGGTGACAGAGTTAAGTCCGGTGGATCAACTGCTCATGTTTATTTAAATAATGAAAAGACGTCAGTGATATACGGACATATCCACAGGATAGAGACCGCATTTAAGACTCGGGAAGACTTTGATGGCCCAAGAACCATCATGGCTGCATCTCCGGGTTGTCTTGCGCGAATTGATGGAGCCATTCCAAGTACGAGAGGTGGTGTTGACCTAGACGGGCGCCCATTAACTCGCCACGAAAACTGGCAGCAAGGCATAGGTGTGGTTATGTACGAGGATGACAATGAACACAAGTTCTCCTATGAAGTCGCTCCCATATATGACGGTTGGTCAATGTTTAGAGGCAAGGAATACAGGGCTAAGTAATGACCACCATTGTCGGCTATCAAGGGGATGATTTTGCTGTCATATCTGTTGACACCAGAATCTCCTCTATAGACGACAGTGGAAGCACTTACCAGATATCCACTCTGGGGCCTGGGTGCACAAAAGTTGCCCAGAATGGTAAATACTTACTAGGCGCAGCTGGGGATATGCGGGCAATCAATATCCTGCATCACGTATTCCAACCCCCCAGTCCAACCCCTTCCCTCCGGGGTAGGAAGCTGGACGCCTTTATGACCCAGAAGTTCATACCATCTCTCATCGAGTGCTTTGATTCAACTGGGTATTCACCTCCTGAAAAAGACTCAAGTGAACACAAGTCTGAACAAGGCTCAACTATTTTGGCGGTAATAAATGCGACGATATACATTATTGAGAACGATTACGCATGGATGTCGGAAGCTTCTGGTCTATATGCAACAGGCACGGGTTCGGCTTATGCTCTGGGAGCCCTTCAAACGATAACTGGCGGTAAGAAGACACTTACTGCTCAACAGGCTAAAAGAGCCTGCCTCAAGGCGCTAGGAATTGCATCTAAGTACGACTCCTACACTGGATCCCCATTCCAGACGTTCATTCAGGAGATAGAGAAGACTCCTACTCCACCTAAGAAGCAGTAGTCTCCTGCTCTCTATTGTTTAGATAGATTTATCCGAAATGGAAAGACTTAAATGAGCGACTCAGCATGGACCTGGCTGCTCTTCTTTATGGAGATTATTGGTGTTACTGGGATGTTCTTTATAGGCAAGATGAAGTGGTGGGGATGGGGGATAGTCCTGGCCCACAGTATTCCCTGGTTCATCTACAGCATTACCCACAATAAGCCCGGATTCATTGCGATGTCCTTTATGTGGTGGTGTACGAACTTCTACAACATGCAGAAATGGCGCAAGGCTAACCATAAGTAGGGGATAAAGGAATAAGCGTTATGGAAAAGCGCCCATTAATTTGCTACCACGTTCCCGAATAGATGGTAGGCATAGAGGAATACTTACAGGTAATAGTAATAGTAATCCATTAGAGAGACTACCTGATGTGTTTAGATTAAACCACCTACAAAAAATTGTTTTATAGTAGGAAGCAGGCACAATAATGGGTAAACAAAATAGTCAAAATAAAATACCCAAATTAGCAGAGAATTTGTATATTGGCAAAAAAGACTGGTTTGAACATGCTTCTTGTAAAAATCTTACCCATCTAATGTTTCCCAAAGAACATAAGGATATTACTTATATTGCAGAAGCCAGAAGGATCTGTTCGAGGTGTCCTGTTAAATCTCAGTGTCTAGAGTATGCACTGGAGTTTCCACCTGCAGATATGCATGGGGTGTGGGCTGGATTAACAAGTAGGCAGTTAGCAGCGGAGCAGAGAAAACGGGGAATCAAACCAACTAGACCAACGCTGGCACAGATGTGGGGAAGTTAGGTAACGCGAAGGTTACAGGTCTTGCAGATACTGATACCTGAGATGTCCTCAAGGTTCATATCGCACAATAGTTGACCGCAGGGGGTGAGGATTTTCTCACCTCTCATGTAGGCGGCGAGCGTCTCTTCCATCGTAGGTAGAGAGAACTGAGAAGGCCCTGGAGACGGTAAGCCTTTCTGATTCCTAATGAAATCAAGGATCGCATATATCGCCAACTGATTAACGGATAACCCTTGCGCTTTCGCATAGTCAATTATCTCATTCTTCTGACTACCCAAAAGACGTAAGTGTATTTCCGAGTACCTGTTAGGGAACCTTGACTTCTCATACTTTCTTACCATTAATTAGGAAACGGTGTCTCGTTCAACTAAAGCAATGAGGTAGTCGGTAAGGGTGAGATCCACAGCCTCAGACTGGGAGATCAGCTTCTGCTTGAACTCACGAGATACTCGCAGGGTGAGGGTAGAGAAAGGCTTATCAGACAAAGTTACTGGGCGACCTGGATTTCGTTTCATGTTTACTCCTTGTGTTGTTTATTTATACTAGTTGATTGATACTGGCTGATTGCTGTTTATGGATATAGATAGGGAAAAAAGGCTAGAAAGCTTGTCCCTGTCCGTCTTTTTTCAAAATCTTGTACTTTTGTTTTTGTAATTCGTTGACGACATCGTTATAGACGCGCACGAATACTTCTCTATCCCCATTGGTGTGCATCTCATAGGCTGCTGAACCTAGCTTCTCCAAAGTTTTTTGTAGTGCTTCTGGTTTGGGCATATTAGTTTGTGTACCAAAGTTGGCGTCCTTTTGTGCGGTCATAAAAATACCCCAAGCAGAATACCCATCTAAATGTGGGGTCGTTCCAGTTTGGGTATCAATGACTGCTCTTCTGAGTTGTCCCGGCTTTGGCATGTATGTCTCGTATACGGCTAACTCTAGGAATGCGTTAATCGCCTCCTCGTACTCGAGATCATTAAGTAAGTCGTACCAGGCCCTATAGACCATCTTCTTATCTACATCTAGGAGCTGCTTGTCATAGGTAGCGTATACCTGCTGGACGAGACCCATTAGTTCTTCTTTGGTCATAAGGAACTTAACCAGCTTATGGCTTTACCTGACATGTCGTTCCAGTCTAGGTTTCCTATCTCCCGTAGTACATCGCCATCAGAGAAGGATTCATCTCTGTCTGACTTCATGCGTGCATAGATTGCTGTAAACAAAAGGATTGCCATCTCCTGTGCGTTACTGGCTATAGGGTATCCCTTCTCTACTTGAAGTTCTCCTGGTACATACCTGTAGTAGTTACTGTATTTACTCATCTACTATCTCCTCTCTGTCTTCCACCACCGTCGGCTAACCGTGGTGAATATTCGTGGGCTCTTCTTGTTGATTGAACAACTCTTGACACTCTACCAGTCTGTGTCATTGGCGTCCTCGTCTGGGAGGAAGCTCAGGAACTTCTCGACCTTCTGGACGTCGCGCAATATTAATTCAATATCATTATATTT